AAAAGGCAAAGTCAAAGAAGCCTTAAAGCTAGGACACAAAGAGATAGACAGCTCATTTAGGTTTGTTGCAGGTAATATGAATTTTATCTTAGGGCATAACAACGTAGGAAAAACACACTTTACATTTTATCTTATGTTGCTCTACTCACTTAAACACAATATAAGATGGTTAGTATTTTCAAGTGAGAATGATCCTGTACAATTAATCAAGAAGCTAATTGAATTTATAGAGGGAAAACCAATAAACAAAATAGAAGAACGAGACTATGAAGAATCAAAAGAGTTTGTCTATAATCATTTTAAGTTTGTAGATATAAACAGACAATACACCTATAAACAACTCTTAAAGTTAGCAGAAAAAGTAAAAGATGCTTGGGAGTATCATGGCTTACTTATTGATCCTATAAACTCTTTAAAAAAAGATTTAAGGAACACAAACGGATATGAGTACAACTATGTACAGCTAACCGATATAAGAATCTTTTGCAAGACATTTAACATTTCTACTTGGATATGCGCACATGCAGTAACAGAGGCTTTGCGTAAACGACACTCTCCTAATCACGAATACGGAGGTATGACACCTCCTCCAACAATAGGAGATAGTGAGGGTGGAGCTGTGAACGGAAATAGGTGTGATGATTTTCTTATTTGCCATAGATATATAGCAAGTCCTGATGCTTGGATGTACACAAGATTATATGTGGCTAAGGTAAAGGAAATGAGTTTAGGTTATAAACCTACAAGCCATGAAAGTCCAATTATGTTTAAGTCTATACTTAACAATGTAGGCTTTCAAATAGGAGGAAAGAATTTAATAAAGTATAGAACTAAGAAACAACTAACCATTGACAACCCTAGAAAAAGTATTTAGCAAGAACAAAGATTGGGTAAGAATCTGTATGAGCTTTGGTTGTAACAAAACAACAGCCGAAGATTTAACACAAGAGATGTATTTAAAATTAGCTACACTATTACGAAACAACAATAGCCTAGATATTTATTATGATGAATCACAAATAAATTATTTTTACATATATAAGATTCTGAGAAGTTTGTTTCTTGATTTATGTAGAAAAGAAAAGAAAATAACAAAAGTAAACATAGACTATCTAGAAAAGTTTATACAGGAAGAAGAAGTAACAAACGATAAAGACATCTTAGGTAAAATGCAACAACTAGACAACCTCTTAGATAAAGTATATTGGTATGACAAAAAGGTGTTTGATTTAGTAAGCGAGGGAATGAGTATAGCAGAACTATCTAAGAAATCTGGCATAAGTTATTACTCTTTATATAACACATACAAAAACGTAAAATCATTAATCAAAAACGAAATACAATGGGACTAGGAACACTACTAGAAAAAATAATAAACATAGTAACATTAGGTTACGGAAAACGAATAGCTACTTGGGTAGCCAAGAAATTAGGAAAAGATGATTGTGGGTGTACGGACAGAAAAAATAAACTAGATGATAAAGTAAAGCTATGGTAGAAGAAGATTTAGAAAGATGGTTGGAATTAGTTAATCGACCTAAACAACACGAACTAAACAGAAGTGAAATAGAATTAGTAGCAGAGCTTCACGCTAAATACTATAATCATAAGTATGAAGTTCCTTGTTCATGCAACGGAAGTATTTATAGAAGATGGATAAAAGACCTTAACAAACTTGTATGAAATCATTAATAAAGAATAGAAACAGAATAAAACAAGTCCTAGACTTTACAGGCGTACAAAACAAAAAGATGCATCCATCAGACATAGATGCAGTATTAGAGTTTGATGATAAGGCTTTAATATTAATGGAAGTCAAATATAAGTTTCACAAAATACCAATAGGTCAAAAACTTCTTCTACAAAGAATAGCAGACAGGTGGGGAGAAAAAGCTATAGTTCTTAAAATAGAACACACTTTCAATAACGACAAACTAAACATACCCCTAGACAAATGTGAGGTAACACAAATCTACTACAACAATAAATGGAGTGTGATAGAAAGAACAAATGTAATAGATTATTTAAATAAGTTAGGGCATAAATGGGATATAGAAAAGTGTAGGTTTTAAAAAAAAACTAATTAACATTTGTTTATATAATATATTTTTGTATATTTGTTACATAGTTCATTGAAATATTAAATAAAAGCAATTCACACAGGGAAACAAAACGCTCGACTTATTGAGTGTAATCTTTAAAAAAGTTGTAAAACTAAACAAGAGAAGTACGTAAGGAAAATCTTAAACCATTAACTTAGGTTTATATAAGTGAAGCACAATATATAAGTTTGTGAAAAGATAGTAAACCCAAGCGAGGTATAGGAGTTATTAGTAACGAAATGAAATCGTAAGTGGCTATTGACCGATTTTGCAAACGAATGTGGTTTAGAGGTATTAGCAATTTGCTATTAATTTTATTTAATATTCAATGACCTTTAAATAAAACAATTATGAAAACACTTATAGACGAATTAGTAATCTTAGAAGATTATGCAGTTACAGGTACTTTTGCTTGGAGGTCAGACATTGACCCTAATTGGAAGCCTATGGTATGGAATGAAACTTTTGAATGTTGGACTAAGAATTACTGTGGATAAAAAGATAGACAACCTTAAAGACCTAGAGATTTGGTCTGATTTAAATTTCTTAACATCTATTGTTTCCTCCCAATTAGATAAAAGAAAAACAAAGAATTTAGAGAAGATGTCCGAATCTTTAGTCAGGGTTGTCTTTTACTTTCAAGAATACTCTAACAACATACGATTATATAAAAAAGCACTTTCAGAATATAGACTAACTAAAAACCGAGCTATAGAAAGAGCTAGAAAAGCAGAAAAAGAAAATGAGAAACTACGAAAACAAAATGAAAGCCTTAGCATTTAGTTACTTAGGCTTAATACTTATTACACTATGGATAGTATTGAACTCTTAAACGGAGAACGCTTTAGAAAGGATGAGATATTAAAGCTAATGGAATCAGATGATTTTTATTACGACTACTTGGGCAAAGCTGCGCTAAGCTCCTCATCAATCAAACTACTCTTAGATAGTCCTAAGAAATACAAATACATTATGGAGTATGGCTCTCCCTCTACGCAAGGTCTTAGGGATGGTTGGCTTTTTCATGCCTGTATATTAGAGCCTAAATTATTTGAGGAGCAAATATTTGTAGATGTACAATCTAAGAACACAAAGGCTTACAAGTTGGCTAAGGAAGAACATGGCAGAGTGTTTACAATAAAAGAAAAGAGAGATGCAGAAAGATTAGCTGATGCCTTTCTAAGAAACGAACACGCATTACAACTAATAACAAACTGCGAGTTTGAAGTTCCTGCAATAGGATATATAACAGCAAGAAGTGGAAACAAATACCCATTTAGAGCTAAGGCAGATGTCCTTGATTCTTATAGGGTGGTTGATTTAAAAACAACAAGCGACCTAAAAGCATTTCCTTACTCAGCTCGTAAATTTTCTTATATGTGTCAAGTTTATATATATTGTGAATTATTTAACAAGCCTTACGAGGAGTTTAAGTTTATAGCCATTGACAAAGGCTCACTCGATATTGGGTTGTATGATGTCAGCGAGGAGTTTTACAATCTAGGCAAAGAAAGAGTTTTAGATGCTCTTGAAACTTACGAAACATTTTTTATTAACGCAGCCGACTTAGATAGTTACTGCATAAAAGGAACTTTATGAAAGAAGCAAACAAAATAGCAAAACACATTATAGATATATCTGGCATAGATGTATTTGATAACACACGTAAAAGAAAGTATATTGAGATGAGGTCTTTATTGACCTTTATGTTGAGGCATCATTGTAATATGAAATTCAAAGAGATAAAAGACTTTTATGAATCTAAAGGAAAGAACTACGACCATGCTACAGCTCTACATAGTTTAAAATCTTTTGAAACTCATAGAAGATACAACCCTAAGTTAGATAAGTATTTTGATATAGTGCTGCTAAGAGTAAGAAACAAATCAAAATTAAGAAAAGCACTAATAAACCACATAATAGACCACACTAAAGAAAAAGACTTAAAGAGGTTACTTAAAATAGTAGATAAACTAAACTTAAAAGAATTAAATGGAAAAGAACAAACAAAAGAGAAAAGAGATACCCTTGTATAGTGGACTAATAAAATACTTCCCAGATGCGCTATGTGAAGTAGCAAGAGTAAGCTACATAGGAAGTAAACAACATCATCCTGATGAGGAGATACATTGGGATAGAGAAAAAAGCAAAGACGACTTAGATGCACTTATGCGACACCTAATGGAGAATGGTATGTATGATATTGATGGAGTAAGACACACAGCAAAAATAGCTTGGAGAGCATTAGCACACTTACAAAAAGAAATAGAGGGCGATAAGTTTCATAGCGAACAATGGAGAGTAGAACAATACAATCGCAATAGACATCCATCAGACCACATCGTAGCAGGTACAGAATGAAACCAAAGAAATACACTACAATACAAAGAATAAAAAGATTAGAGAATATAGTAAGTCAAATCTATATGAGTGTTGAGGTAATAAAACAACAGCTTGACAAAAAAGAAGAAAAGTAGCGTTATATAATTGATTAATCAATCTTTTTCAATTATGGATAAACGTATAAACAATGGAGGAAAGCGTGAGGGTGCAGGTAGAAAACCTAAGACAGAAGAAGTAAAACTAATAGAGAAACTTACACCACTTGAGCCATTAGCATTTAAAGCTCTAAAAAAGGGTTTAGAGAAAGGCGACTTTAAATATGTACAACTATACTACAACTATGTAGCAGGTAAACCCAAAGAAACTAAGGACATTCACATAAACGAAGATGTTCCTTTATTTATTGATTAATGCAAGTAACCAAAACCTCAGCACTTAATAAACTAAGAGAACTTGAGAAACGAGTTCGTATAATTAGAGGAGGTAGTTCAGCAGGTAAGACAATAGCAATCATAGCAATACTTATAGACTATGCAATCCGAAACAAGGGAAAAGAAATAAGCATAGTAGCAGAATCAATACCACACTTGCGTAGAGGTGCTTTAAAAGACTTCTTAAACATCTTAAAGGGGTTAAATAGGTATGATGATAGAAAGTTCAATAAGAGTACTTTAAAATACGAATTTAGCAATAGTAGCTATATAGAGTTCTTTAGTACAGACCAACCAGACAAACTAAGAGGCGCAAGAAGAACAGACTTATTTATAAACGAGTGCAATAATGTGAGCTTTGATTCCTACCAACAACTAGCAGTTAGAACATCAGGCAATATATGGCTTGACTACAATCCTGCTAATTTGTTTTGGGTAGACAAAGAACTAATAGGGCAGCAAGATGCGAACTTCATAACACTTACTTACAAAGACAATGACAGCCTACCTGAATCAATAGTCAAAGAAATAGAGAAAGCAAAAGAGAAAGCCAAGACCTCAACCTATTGGGCAAATTGGTGGAAAGTTTACGGACTAGGACAAATAGGTAGCTTAGAGGGTGTATGTATTCCTGATTGGAAACCTATAGATAATATCCCTAATGAAGCGAGATTACTTTGCTCTGGTTTAGACTTTGGATATTCAGTAGACCCATCTACAATTATAAGACTTTACAAATGGAATCATGCTTATATATTTGATGAGGTACTTTACAGAAAGGGAATGTTGAATAGAGATTTAAGTTACTTCATCAAGCAAAACGACATACGAGAAAACATATACGCTGATAGTGCAGAGCCTAAGTCTATTCAAGAACTAAGAAACTACGGACACAAAGTATTCCCTGTATCAAAGGGTAGAGATTCTATAGTTTACGGAATCAACCTAATAAACCAAAACGAAATCTATATAACATCAAGTTCTAAGAATCTTATAAGAGAACTACAAGGTTATGTATGGGATAAAGACAAAGAGGGAAACAACCTACAAAAACCTACAGGTACACACCCTGATTGTATTGATGCAGCTCGATACGCTTTAATGATGCAGCTTAGAAACCCAAATAGAGGTAACTATGCAATACAATAAGGTAAATGTTAAAGAAATGTTAAAATTATGTTAAAGTCTATATATAGTATTGTTTTATTAACATTTGTTTGTATATTTGATGTGTAGTTAATTCTACAATGTTCTTTAAAATATCGAAAAGCGTTATCAATAATAGAATAGTTTAATTGTTCAACTATCTTAGAGGTAAATATGAATTGTTAGTGTAAATGAAAAGTAGCTAACCATATTGAAAGCGTTGTCTTAGGAGTATGAAAATGTATTGTTAGTGTAAGATTAATTGGTGTTTCAATCGCACAGGGTTTAGTTTTTATGTTTGACTATTATCACGTCAAGGCAAAAAATAAAATCACATCTTAATCTTTTTTAAATGAAATGTAACTAACCTCAGTAAAAAAGTAAGACTAGATATTTTAAAAATGTTCATTAAATGCACCTGACTAAATTAAGAAACTGAGATATAAATGCTACTCAGATATTAGAAACAGGCATCAATCAAAAAGGTATTGATAAGATTTTAAATCATCTTTAGCACGAATAAGCAGAGAAAGTAACCTTTATAACCCTTACAGAAATGTAGGGGTTTTTTTATGTTCTAAAACTTTATTTTTTTACGTTATATATATATGAAAGTAGAGGTTTATATCCCAGACACTTTAAGTGAGATAACTTTAGGTCAATATCAAAAGTATTTAAAGATTCAAGAAGATAATGATGATGAGAACTTTTTAGCCATGAAGATGATAGAAATATTTTGTGGTCTAAGAGGCGATACAATACTTGCTATGAAAGCTAACAGCATAAAAGACATAACAACAATACTGTCAGATATGTTTAACGAAAAGCCTCAGCTAGTAAGAGAGTTTAAGATGGGAGGTAAGACCTATGGCTTTATTCCTAAGCTAGAGGACATGAGCTTTGGAGAATACATAGACTTAGATACTTACATAGGAGATATGGAAAACATACATAGAGCTATGGGAGTTCTTTATAGACCTATCAAACAAAGACACAAAGATAAATACATTATAGAAGATTATAAGGGCGAACAAACTGAAGTTATGAAAAGTATGCCAATGGATGCTGTACTTAGTTCTATAA